ACAAGCAGAAATTGACCAACTATTCATGCGTTCAATCCATGTGAAAGAACCAACGACATTGGATAAATTTGTAAAACGCAGCACAACTGCGCCGAAAGAGGACACGATTCTGCCAAAACAAAAGGACATTAACTTAAGAGACCCTGCATTGAAAAATAAAGGTATTCGCAAAAAGAAAAATATCACTAATAAATATGAAGAAGAATCCAAAACAAAAAACACGGAGGGTCAGGAAAATAAATAATAAAACACAAAAAAACGCAAAAAAACATAACCCGTCACGAAGACAACGACGCAATTCAGACAAATCGTTTAAACCGGTGCAATGCAGTCCAAACCCCAAAAAGATGGATTTTACTTGTTATAGTGAAGACGACTTATACAAGCTTCGGAATTTATGGAATATGCGACACCCTGACGCACAGATTACAAGCAATGATTTAAAAACTATTTGGAGACTTTTACAAAAGAATCTACAAAATGTTTGCAACAAGGAATCATGTTGGTTGAATCAAAAATTTGTGGATGACAAATCAAGTAAAGACTTATCTTCGTCATTTGCACCAGTTGCGCCAGCTTCTTGGAAAAAGCAACCAAATGAATGGTTATCTAGTACGGATATATTGAAAGTCATGAAACAATACGAGAAGGCATATAAATGTTTTGAATTTATGGGTCCAAGTCCAATAGATTATGATACAAAACAAATGTATGGTGAATGTGTTTGGCAAGAGTTGTGCGAGTTTAATTTACAAGAACAAATTAATAAAGGCAAAACCAAGATTGGTGTTAGTTTCAATTTAGACCCACATTACAAGGGCGGTTCGCATTGGGTAAGCATGTTTATTAATATTAAAAAACGCACGATATTTTATTTTGATAGCGCGGGAGAGAAAATCCCTCCCCAGATAATGAAATTTGCAAATACGATTATTACACAAGGCAAATCACTCGGGATGAATTTTACATTTGACCAAAATCACCCTGTAGAACATCAATATGGGAATACCGAGTGCGGCATTTACTCTTTGTTTTTCATAGTTCACATGCTTGAAGACAAAATAACCTCGCACTATTTAAAAACCCATATATTAAAAGACAAATACATGGAAAAGTTTCGCAAAGTGTATTTTAATCAGGACAAATTATTCTAGACAACTATAAATAACCGAATATAAATATATAAAAATAATTATATATTTATTATAATGTCAATTAAAGAATTCTTATCAGAACCCAATGTGCAAATGTTGTGGGAAGTATTAATAGACGAAGATACTATTTTGAAAGACCGCCGTACCCAAGAGATTTTTGTCAAGACACTTCCAGAATTTTATGAACGAGAGAAAACAAACCAAACTACGCTCATTGGATTGAACAAACAATTTATATCCCTCATGTTAAATTTGTTGAGACAAGCACCAACTCAAGTAGCTAGAACCATTCCTACCAAAAAGATATTAATTACACAAGAAGAATTACAAAACGACCGCACGACTCATTTTGAGCAAGAACTCAATAAAAAACAACAAGAGTTTACAAATGCAATGGCCGTGCCAGTGCCAACTACCCCCGTATTTACAGACAATACAAAAGATGTACCGCTTACAGAAATGAACATGATTATACAACGAACTATTGCAGAACGTAATTTGGAATTAGACAAATTTTACAAGTCTGCAAATAAAGCGGACGCTGAAAACTGGTTAAAATCCGCACCAACTTCTATCAAGGAAGAAAAGGCCGTTCAAAAGGCTAACGTTATGAAAACCATCAAGATTGAGAAAAATGACCTGAATATCTCCATACCAACGGAAGAATTGAATGATGTAGCCTCCTCCATAACCGCCTCCTCAAAACAGATTTCTTGGGGTAATAATACCACAATTGAGCCCAATGAAACAACGCAATCAAATGATTCTATTTTTTCCAAACTAAAAAAAACATATACGGCAACACCTACACCAAAACCTACACCAGCACCTGCGATGGATATCCAAACTTTGTATGATTACGTTAATAAACGATTCGACCAATTGGAAGAATTGATTCGTCAAGAAAGACGGCTAGGCAACTAAGCAATCAATGTGTTGAATATTTGTTTGCCGTCTGGTTTAATTTCAAAGGTGCCGATTAGGATGGGGTCGCCACCAACTTCTCTTGCTTTTTGATAACTTGCTAAATCATAGATATTATAAAGCCTTTCTTTCACTTTACGAGCTGCATACTTTATGCCATAAATAGTAACCGACTCAGCTGTCCAATTAATTTTATCAGTGTTCATCGCTGCAACTACATCTGATTGGTCCAATTCAATATTTGGGTTGTATGAAAAAGACGTATTGTTAGGTTCGCCAAAGCTGACGCAGTTCAATCCTTCTTTAGAACCTCGCGAGTATACTGCACAATCAATGGCGGCTTCTTTAATGGCAATAGTTAATTGGTCATTAATCGCCTCCTTAATAGTGGAAATTTCATACAGGGCCTCGTCGCTGGTTAGTGGGATATGTGGCGCCCGCTTGCTCAAGTCCTTTCGTTTGAGTTCCGTTGAATCATCGCCATCAATTTGTGCTTTGGAAAATGTCATCAAATAAACGAACACTTCCACAGATTGCAACTCAATCGGTAAATCCTTGTGGCTGCAAATACGACGCGCACGTCCGATGACCTGTTCCATACGAACTGGATGCCAGTAGGGCTCTGTTATATGCACATAGCGGGTATTGCGCAAGTTAATACCCTCCGAACCAGAAGACGTAATCATAAATACCTTGATAATCTCGCCCAAATTATTATTGAGCGCCATCTTACGAAGTTGGGTTGCAATATTGGTTGGAATATCGTCCCAGAATCCATTGTATATTTTCAAGACTAGTCTCTTTTCGTCGTCTGATTCTGTACCAGTATAAAGAGCAAACGTCGGTTTGCCAAGGTCTTCTTCTTTTATATCAAGTTCCCAACCACCAGACGTGGTCTTTTTCAAACGGAACCGAGCAAACCCATTTTGTTCAAGAACCATAGAAAACAATCCAATGCCTTCAAGTGTGCGGAATTGACTATATACCAAATGCAATCCTGGATATGCGGGGTCTTGTATGTTATCCAACATGGCCAAGAATTTCGGGCTATACGTTTCTAACGCGGTTTTGTTCAAGAATTCGGCAGCGTTTCTTCTAACCTCTTCAATTGCAGAATTCAATCGGTCCAAATAGGTTGTATCCGCTACCGCATTAATCGCTTCATCGGCTTCAATTTCGCCTTCATTGTCTGCATTAACATCTTGGTCAAGTTCCACCTTCTTTGCCTTGGTTAGCAGGTTTTCCATTTCTGAGACGGGTTCTTTTTCGCCGGCACCAGCTTTATCACCAACTTGCTTATTTTGTTCGGGCATGGGTCTGCCAGGCGGATTGGGCATTACAAAATTACAAAATGAACGTGAGAAAATGCGATATGTAGATGTGGGGTCTTTATAGATGCCATCCTTGTCAAATTGGCCTTGTTTTGACCTGGAACTTTTTTCCATTTTACGCTCAGCTTTTCGCGCCGATTCATATACTTGGAACTGATAATTGCTCATAGGAATTTTAACAACATGATAATATTCGGGTGTCTTTTCATATCGGGGTAATAAACTCTCTTGTGCGCTTCGGAAATAAGAGGTAAGCCCAATAATTCGTCGTTTAAACTCGCTTGCATTCTTCATCTGTTTCGTTGCAGGGTCAATAAAACGCAACATAAACTCGTCCAATTTATCAGGCAACGCCTTGTAGTTGTGAATTTTTATTCCTGCGGTTTTGACATCAATGTCCATGTTCCTCAACATTTCTATAATTTTACGCTCAAACGCGTCATCGCTAACAAAATCCGTCTCAATAATTGTCTCATCCTTGTCATTCTTCTTTTGATTGGATACGCCGTGATAGCCAGTTCCCTGTTTGGTTTTGTTTTTAAACCCAAGAGGGTTCCTGGTTATAAATAACTTTTTACTGGCGGGTGAATAATCCAAATAGTCAAGAATCTTCTCTCCTTGCAACGCTGCTTGAAGTGTTTCCGCGTTGATTTTTTTGGTGGTCTTCACTTCTAACGGAATTTCCCAAGTCTTGATATAACCTCGTAATATGTTGAAAAGTATTCCAATTTCGTTGGGGTAATTCACAACAGGCGTGCCAGAAAGCAGGACGATACGCGCATCCTTGGCGGACAACAAGTATTCGTATAATTTCAAAGACATGGCTTTCGGCAACCTTTCCTTCTCTCCTCGCGCATTTTCTGGGACTGCTTTTTCCTTTTGCAATCTATTCACTATGCGACTAATAAAGTTGTGTGCCTCGTCTATAATAATGATACTATTGTCAAAGAGGTTTTTCTCATAATCATTAGTAAGCTCTTGTAGACGACTAGGGCGCAAACCATTATAATTGATAAAGGTATATTTATTTTGAATCATCTCGTTTAGTTGGTCGTCTAGACTTTTCATATCGCGACTTGATAGTACATTGGGTGCTTTTGAAATATCAACCAACCAAGCGCCCTTGTTGCGAGTAATATACTCCATAGACAATCCCAACACACTAGACAATGTTTCAAACGCGGATGGGTCATCAATTCGCTCCCAGTATTGATTCTTCTTGTACATAAGGTCTCCACATTTTTTCAATTCTTCCATATAATTGTCCCTCAGCGATTTTGGTGTCATAATAATAACACGCTTGTGATTTTTCATGCCCTCTGCAATGGCAATACTCGTGCACGTTTTGCCTGTTCCCAATTTATGATAGAGTAAAAGACCACGATACGGCGTATACAAATTCATATAATCCATGACAATTTTTTGGTGAGTCAACAAAGAAAAAGAGTCTGCACCCTTGAGAGAATCGCAAGTAATTGTCTTTTCTACGCTTTCTAATTCTTCTCGGTATCTTTGAAAAAAGGAATTGATAAAGTTTACAAATTTTTTGCGGTTATTCATGTAATAACTGGACAACTTGATTTTTACAGGTGGTTCCCTTGCAGGCAATCGCTTTGTTATTTTTTCACCACTGATTTCAACCCATTCTTCGGGTCCTAATTCAGCAACACCCCGCTGAACTCTAGGTGTGCGACGCGCAGTTTCCTTTTCAACTACGGCAATCGCAGTCTCAACCATCTCTGGCACGACCTTTTCTGTTGCACGAGGTTCCTCATCTTCCTCTGCAATAATTAATAGTTTTTTCTTGGTTATTTTTTTTGCATGTTTTTTAGCGGGCGGTGCTTGCGGAACAAGAGACAAGGGCGTCTCAATGGGTGCTGCAGAAGTAATTTTCATGGTGACATGCGATAATTTGCTTTCTTTTAATCGCTCTTTTAATTCAGTCATATCGTAAGGTTGAACGCTCTCACGCACATCACGTATAGTAACGCCCTTTATTACAGGCGCGTCTACACGAATCCTTACCTCAATCGGTTTGTGTGATGTAACGATTGGCTTCATTTTTAATTTATCTTTGACTAAAGAATCCATAATGCTTCTTATATAGAATCTATATATAAAAAACAACGTTTACATTGCATAATTGAATTGCCTGATTTCAACAATACTTATGCCGGTTTAGAGTATTTTTCAATAACACCAAGTGCAACTAAACAAGCCTCTTGTTCGGCCTTGCGTTTAATTTTGTGTAGTCCCTCACCCAAAAACAAAAACACTTTGCCATGCGTGGTGATATATGTTTGAATCTCTTGGAAGGTTTTCAAGGTCTCAATGTGAATAGCATCAGCTGGGACTAAATTGTGAACCTGTTGTCCTAAGCAAAGGAACACGCCCATACGATATCCTTGTTCAACGTCATGCTCCATCTCCAAATAATGGGGCGTGACCTTGAACTCCTTTTGAATCTTAACCTGAAGAATGTTTTTATAATTATCGTCGTTCTGAATCAACTCAATCCAATTAATATGTTGCTCAAAGACATTTTCTATGAATTTTTGAACCATTTGAAACCCTGGGCCCGTAACAAACATGTTTTGAAACCAGCCGTCTTCGTCCTTTACGACGATTTTATTAAAATCAAGGAACAATGCTCCTAAAAATGACTCAAAGAGACAACCTAATTTCTTCAAGTTTGTGCGAATCTTCTTTTCCTCTGCGTGCTTGGACAAGATGAGCCACTTATGCAGTCCCATCTCAAGCGCGATTCGTCCAATGGCCTCATTCTTTACGATGGCAATCTTTTTTTCCGTCATGAAACCCTCGTTCTCCTTGGGGAATCGGCGATACAAGTAATATTTCGTGACCAATTCCAATAATCCGTCGCCCAAGAATTCGAGGCGTTCATTGGACTTGGACTTCAAGGGCATGCAATCGTCGGGGCGAGGCACAATGGTGATATTTTGCTGAACATTCTCAAAATGCGGGCGTTTGGTATAAGACCTGTGCACAAATGCGCGCTTAAATAACTCCATGTTTACAATTTTATCGGTTGGTAGTCCATATTTAAGGAGAATAGATTGAACGTCGCTCAATGTAATCTCGATATTAGACGGGTTGTAAGGATTAAAAATCAGGCCATCTTCGCCTCTAACAACGTCATCATCGTGTAATAATGTCTTCATGTCCATCATTATGCTAGTGTGGTATATAGTCTTATGACGCTGGCTTTATACCTTTTACGTAAATACTATAGGGGTTTATCTCTGGTTATAATATATATGAATATCCCACGTCCCGGAGGCGACTCGTATACGATATACTCCAAAAGTGGATGTCTATATTGCACCAAAGCAAAGGTGCTTTTGCAAAATGAACGCGTACCCCCATTGGTTGTCAATTGCGACGAGTTTTTGCTAGAAAACAAAGAAGAGTTCTTGAACCGGATGAAATCTCTTATTGGATATGAATACAAAACATTTCCAATGATTTTCAAAAACGGCAGGTTTATTGGTGGATATAACAAAACCAAAGAGTTTTACGAGGAAAGTAAAAGAGTTGCGCGTGGCGATTTTTGAGTACTGCATCGTCTACTATATCAGGTAAGAAAACGCCAATGCAATCGCTGGAATAAACGAACCAAAAAAACACCAAAGTTCGCCAATGTTATAGGGAAACCATATATAGCTCAAATATAGAAAAAGGTATGTAATTAGGAACATGCCTAGCGAGTAGTTAAAATTGGTTAAATAAAATATATTAATAGCAAATAATATCAAATAGAAAAACGGATTTGAATATTTTAACCAAGGCCAAGCCAAATGACCATGACTAGTTGACGTGGTAAGCTTGTCGGTTGTAATAAAACGGAAATACATAGATAAGAGATATAATGCGTACAACGCGTTTAGAACCATGACAGGCCAGTTAAAATTAACATCGCTCAAGACATCGGGTTTAAAATACATCAACTTGATGACGTAAAAAATCGTGGGTTGACCGACATTTAATAAAGGACCTATAATTGTGGCCAATTTATTGAACCCCATCATATTTTTCAAATCCATCCAAAATGTAAAATCCATCAATTGAATAGACGAAATAAAAAGTAGCATGATTCCAAATACGTAATTATCTGATTTGTATGTCGGATTGCCGTATTTTATCAGTAATATGGAAAACGTGGTGCCCAGTAAAAATGTAATTAACGAGGTTTTTGCACTAAAGCACATACTTATACTAGAGATAGATTTTTGTTTATTCGTTCAAGTATAATAGATTATGGACGGCAAGCCGTGAATTTCTTCCTGGTCGCTGGGCTCGGCCTATGACTTGTTCATGCATAACTCGGTCTGTTTTATGGAAAAAAATAATATCCGTCGTGTTTTCAAGGTTCATACCGCATCCATAGAACGCAGAATTTAACATTAATACGCGCGCACCACCAAACTTGTATTCGTTCAATATTTTATCTAGCGCCTTGACATTTCCGCCGTCTAA